GACGGGGAACGAGGGAGCGACGGGCTCAGTCGAAATACGCATCGAAGCCTTGATGATCTTCGTGATCTTTTTTGCGCGATTGCGCTTGAATGTCCGGACCATCTTGCGGATCTGACCGCGTGTCAGTACGCCATTGACGAGAGAGCGACTTGCTACCCCATCAGCATACGTGACAGATGTTCCACCCTTGAGGATGAGAATACGCGTGACCTCAATGGTCTCTGCGGACTGCTCACCAACGAGAGTCATCATCTCGTCGAGAACCGGATCCTCATGGGTGTCCTGGATAACATCCGTGAGCTTGACGACATCGCCGAACTGCTCAAGGGTTACCGTGACATCCGTGTAAGTCAGGGCCTGCCCAGCGGGGCTGACACCTTCTGCCAACGGAGCTGTTGCTCTGGCCAGCGACTCGTACCGACGGTACTTACGCGTCTTGGTCTTGTTCTTTCCCTGCGGATCAAACTGACCGAAGCGCTCGATAATCATCAGTGGCTTGCCGCGCGCAAGCAACATCTTGGCCGCGAAAGCAGCCGTCCTGGGACTAATATCGCCATATGTATTCAGCATCTCTGATACCTCCTGCTACTGTTCCCGCGGTGACAGCTCGGAGACTCAGTTGGTCCACTGGCGATTCTATGCGGATTCTTACGTTTCTAACCGATGACGCAAAACTTGTGCGTCTGTTTACATCCCTTGCATCTTATTGAAATTCGTGAGCCTACTCCTAACTCGCCCCAGAACAGAAGCCGTTTACAGCCCGGCGTCGGACACTGCTGCCGCTTCTCTATATTCACATCGAACGTTGGACCCGAGACATCGGAGTTGAACTCCATGTCCGTGTCCTTAGTTCTCGGGGTCGGCGTCGTTTTTATAGTAGTAGTCAAATTCTTCCTCTGAGGTAGCAAACGTAGGTTCGGCGCCCGACCCATCCTTCTTCCCGGCGCCCTGTGCGCCTGGTCGAACACTGGAGCCATGCAACTTCTGCTGGCCTTCGAGCGTTTTCTTGTTCTTACCTGCATTTGCTGTGTTCTCGACCTTCCCTACAGATTCCTTGTACGCATCCAGAGCCCAGATACAGGTCTTCCAGTCGCCCTTGTCGAGCATCTTCTGGACTGTGCCTGTCTGTTCTGTACTCCATGTCTCAAACTCCGGGCTGGCGATAACTGCGTAGAAGTCCGAATGACCTCTGACGAAGTCGCCTGCCTCATCCCGCCCGCCGTTGACAATCTTGCTAAAATGCTCCTGCTTTGCAGCCTTTACCCTGAGTCCGTCAACCTCTGCTCGCAGCTCTGTGTTCGCTGCTTCCGAACCTTCTACCGGCTTTGCCTCTGCCGGCGCCTGCATACTGGCGATCGCCTTTGCCAAGACCAGCGTAACGTTTCCGATTTCCGGATAATCATCGAGTTGCTTCTGGACCGCATCCTTATCCGGTCCCTCTGGCATCCTACGTAAGATGTCGTCAACCTTTGGTAGATCCGCAAGGTCAATGGGGTCACCCTGCGTATTCCTCAGTTCGGACTGGGCTGTCGCTGTTTCTGCCTTTGAATCGGCAAGCTGCTGCTCGAGCTCAACCTCACGCGCTGATTTTCCTACTGGCTCCTCTATCGGTACTGGTTTCGCTGCCGGAACATCCAAGTCCGGTAACTTCTCAAATTCTTCTGCTGCCTTTGCCAACCTATCAGCCGCGGTCTCTTCTACTGGCTCAATCGCCGCTGGCTTCTCGTCTTCTGCTGGCTCAGGCTCCTTTGCCACAGGCGGCTTAATCCCACCTACAGGCTCAGGCACTGGCTCTGCTGGCTCTGGCTCAACAAGTGGCTTCTCTGCCCCCTCGTCGCCCTCAGCAACCCTCGGCGCCGGTGCATCGTCGCCTATAACCGGATCATCGCCATTCTCGAACTCATCGTTGAACTCGCGTTCTTCGTCAGTCAGCGGAACATCGCCTTCTGCCTCAATAATTGGTGTCGGTATTGCGTCCACTGTCATTATACCTCCTATGATCGGGGACTTCTTGCCTCTGACTCTACTTATCTCTTTTGGACCGTAGCGTTGCGCCTTCGTATGCCGTCGATGGCTTGTCGCCAATAGAATTGTATTCTTTTTCAGGAGCCAATATCTTTTTGGCCATTTTCAGCTTTGGTACAAACTTCTTCAGAGGCGGTATCTTGACTTTAGTCTTTTTACTCTTCGACCACACGCCAACCAAGGCTCTGTCTTTCTTCTGTGCCATAACAACTCCCTGCTTTAACAAACTCCCGAGCTGCGCTGCTACTCTACGACGTCGTATTCGCTCTTGATCCAAGCCTTGATGCGCTTGCTGCCGTTCGCTACTTCCTTCTTCACGATACGAATGACCAGGGCTTCTATCTTCGCCATGATCTTCTTCTCAGCCTGTTCCAGAGCCTTCTGCATTACACTTCCGATAGCCATGTCTCAATCCTACCTATAACGGGTTTGTTTCTTAGTTGTCCGCGCTGGCGGTCTTGACCACATTGCTTACTGCGATCGTGGAAAGACTCAGCGTGTCAGTCTCGTCGCCGATCCAGTCGGAACCGAGCGCCATGACCGTAGTGCTGTCTGCAATCTTAACGAGGTTGGACGTGCCAACAGTCATGTAGATCATTACATCGATGTCTGCAGGTGAGAGAGGATTGATCGTGATCGTGTTCGTTCCGTCATCAGCAGACCCGATACCCGTAAGAGCAATCTTGCTGTAGGAGGCCGACAACGTGATCGTCTGGTTGTTCGTTACGGAAACAGCCTGCACTGTGGCGCTCTTGTCACAGGCGGTATTGATCTCGGCACCGGTAGCAGTTATCTTCGTATTCCCCAGCCGGAGATCATCAACGCTATGCCTGCCGCTGTAATCCCAGTCGCCACGCTCGTTACGTGCAAAAGATACGCTGGCCGTGATGGCAAGTGCCACCGCCAAGGTTGTCACAAATAGCTTCTTCATAAAACAGTCCTCCTGTGATTGTGTTTGGAACCGGTAGCTCGGGGACTCGAATGGTCCACTGGCATGGCTCGCAGATGTAGTCTACGAATCTGTTGTGGGCTTTTCAGCCATCGTAGCTTCGAGTGTTTTGGGCAGTGTAGCCACCCATCTCAATGCTGCGATCATGCCCATCCTATATCTAATATCTCGCCGAATGTCAACACTATTCATTTCTGGAAGCGTGTCCATCATGTCCATCTCATGGTCCGCACGCCTCTCAGCAGCACCCAGCAACATAGCCACTGGTTTGAATTGCTGCTGGTTAACGAGCTCCGACCAAGCCGCTGTATCCGGTACGCACTCCGTCAGGAGCTTGGGGATCCGGACCCCTTTGTGTTTTGTCATCGATCGCTCTCCCTGCTGCCTGTACCTGCTTAGATTCAATATCCGCTATCAACTGCGCCTTCTCGAGCTGCAGCTTCTCACGTTCGAGCGCCGTCTTGAGCTGCAATGTCTCACGGTCGAGCGCCGTCTTGAGCTGCAATGTCTCACGGTCGAGCTCTATGCTCGCCATGCGCTCATTAGCATGGGCCTCGTTCTCGGCCGCATCAGCAGCAGTCTTCGCAATGATGGCCTGTTCCTTCTGGAACTGCAGCTGTATGACAGGGTCGCTCGCTGCTGCCGCAGCCTGCTCCTGTGCCTCGGTGGCCTTATCTTCTTTGCTCTTCATGGACTGGTCGGGATCAATGTCCATGGCCTTCGACATCTCGTCGATTATCCAGTCGATCTTCATTTCCTTGGCAAGTTCCGGGCTGCTCAGCGCCATAGACAGAAGCTGCTGGAGCTTCGTGAGTCGTTCGGCCCGTGCCTGGAAGCTGGTAAATCCTGTAGCCTGAATGATGTAGTCGCCCTTGCCGGCATCAACACTCGGGTCGAGCATGTTGTATTCGTAGAAATATTCGATAAGCGGTTCGATAACCATCTCATCCTGGTTGCGCAGGATACCCCCGATATACTTGCCTGCTTGAGCCATAAGCCTGTTGATCTCGCCAAGGGTCTGCTGGCCGGGCTCCACCTGCCCTTGGATGATAGGGCTGATCTGAGCGTCCTTATCCATCAAGTCTTCCCACTTAGCGAGCATAGCCATGAGTTCGGGGGTGACATTGTTGATCTCTATGGACTGGAGCGCCATGCGCGCGTCCGGACAATCGTCGCTGATTTCGAGAACCGTGCCTGGTTGCAGTCCGTTATCGATATCCTCTGGGTTCTCAATGTAACGGCGCTTCATGCCAACGACCACATTACCGGAGAGTTTGGCGTTGTCCTCGATCGCACGGACCAGTCCGTTGACTGCGATCTGGGTATTCGCGCAGTTGTCCATGACCCCGATGCCGCCGTTCTCGTCAAGATCCTCTTCCCATACAACACGCTGAAACGGCCTAAGTCCTTCATCTAGACGGGAATAACGAATGATTGTGCCCTGTTCCTCTTTCTCGACCCGGACCAATACGCACATGATCTCGACTTCGTCGCCAGCCTGTTCCTCTTCGCCGGTCTGGTTCCGGGTGATGAACGGCACGGCAAAGTCCTCATTGCCCTTGTTCTTCTCCCGGAGCTTCAATTCCTCTTCGAATCGCTCAACCTGCAGGCGCGGTGCTCGGCCCCAGTATTCGGCTATTTCGATAGTGGACTGACGATGGGTAATGTGCCGGAGCCGTGGCGGGAGCCATGATACGTCGACCGCGGCCTGCCCCTCGGAGGTCTTGTTGTTATCCTCCATCTCCAGTACGTCGTCAATGGAGTCATCCAGATAGAACGGGCGCCCTTTGCGGCCACGCATGTAATGCGCACCAACGAGTTCCTGGTGGAAGATGCCGGTTCCCTTGTTCGGGTCTTGCGCTTCGAGATCCCGCACAATGTTCCATACTGGCACGAAATCAACGCCGGGCGACATAAACGTGTCTTCCCAGTAGAACCATTCGAAGTTGTCGCTGTCCATGCGACCCTGATCTTCAACGCCCTGCGGACCCTGCTTCTTGAATCCCTTGCGGGTGATCTCTTCGACGGTCTTCTTCAGGTATGCCTCACCGTACCGGGCGCAGCTGCTTACCTCCTGCATGATTGTTCGGTCGGCCCGCGTATCCGTAAGCTGTTGCAGGATAAGGCGTTCCATGTTTCCGATGTCGTCGGCAATCTCTTCGGCCTGGTCGTCGGCCATATCCTCGATATAATTCTCAGACCACGGGCTGGGCTTGAGCATGAATGGGAGTCGACCGCCTTGGAGTAGCATGTCGATGATGATTGAGTAGCCGCTGACGGCCTTCTGTTTGGCTTTGGCGTAGTAGGTCTGCGATCGCCATGACTCGTCGGTGTCGGTTTCCTTGCCAGCCTCGCCCTTCTTCCATATCTCGTTGGTGATACGGGAGAACATCTCGAAGTTCATTTCCCACTTCTTATCGAGGCCCTGACGATTGGTGCGCCAGTTGGTAAGGCGGTCAGTTAAGAACCCTTCGAGACTCTCGGTGTTTAGGCTTTGGCGTCCCATATCAGCTCCAAAAGAAAATGCCCCCGTACAGTAATGCACGGAGACACAAAGTGGCCTCACCGGTCAACGATCGGGGATCTATAAATTTAAGGCTTCACAATTAACCTGCTCTGGGGATTACATAGTTCAAATTGCCTGCTCTATTAGTTTCTTACTTCACGCGCAACCTATAACACAGGCGGCGGGTTGTTGTCAAGTATCAACCATTGCTTCGAGCGTATGCGCTTGGACGCGCAACAC